CTGTCGTTTGCCTTCCTTCTTAATAGTGCAGTACAACGTCCAGCAGAAAGAGTAACAGCAGAAGAGATAAGATACAGCAGTCAAGAGTTAGAAGCTTCTCTCGGAGGCTTGTACTCACAGCTGACACAAGAGTTACAGCTACCTCTAGTTAAAAGATTAGTATTCATATTACAGAAAACAAATAAAGTTCCTGACTTCCCAAGAGGAGAAGATGGAGAAAGTTTAATACATCCCAAACCTATTACTGGTATGGAAGCTATAGGTAGAGGGGATGATAGAAATAAATTACTAGAGTTTATTGATGCATCAAGAAATGCTTTAGGCCCAGAGGTCTTAACACAATATATAAATATGGAAGAAGCATTAAGAAGATTAGCAGCAAGTAGTTCTATTGATACGACTAACCTAGTTAAGACTCCAGAGCAATTACAAAAAGAAGCAGACGATCTAGCAGCTGCAAACCAGAAGATGCAAGAACAAGAGATGATGAGTAAGATGATACAAAGCCCAGCAGCAGGGAAACTTGCTGACAACTTTACTAAACAAGGAGCACCTTATGGCCCTCAATTCAAAGAAGGAGGAGAAATCCCCTCAGATGGAGAAAACCTCCAAGTTCCAAACCTCGATGCAAGTGGACTCCCAGCCACCAGTTGATGATGGCCCAAGAGAAATAGTCATCACACCAGAAATGGTACAAGAACTTAATAACTAATTGCTATGCCTGATCCAATTACAATTACACAAGACGCTACTCCTCCAGTACAAGAGGAAGTAATTGCTAACCTCGAAGCAGAGGCAGCTGAACTCCAAAAAGAAGGTAACTTACCTAAAGGAGAAGAATTAATTGGGGGAGAGTTTAAGACTCAAGAAGATTTGCTTGCAGCTTACAACGAACTCAAAGCACAAAATGAACAGTCTGCTCCAGAACCAATAGGAACAGCCCAAGAGATTTATGGAGAAGCAGTAGGTAACTTACTTGAACAAGGTAATGTTGACTACGTTTCTATGAATGAGTACTGGCAACAGAAGGGAGAGATAACAGATGCTCACTACAAAGAGTTAGAACAAGCTGGCTTTCCTAGATCTATAGTTGACGCACATCTTAGTGGATTACGAAACGAAGCTGCTGCAACAGAAAAAGATATTCTGGCTATTCGTAATAGTTATGGCGAAGAAAACTTTGCCAATATGCAGCAATGGGCTGGTCAAAACTTAACTGATGCTGAGAAAGCAGCGTACTCTGCTGGTATTAACAGCGGTAATATTGAACAGATTAAATTAACTGTTGAAGGATTACATTCAAGGTATGTTGCAAGCGTAGGTCAAGAACCTAATTTACTATCAGGTCGACCAGCATCTGGAGGAAGTGATGTATTTGAAAGTACTGCACAATTAGAGGAAGCAATGAATGATCCTCGATACAGAAAAGATCCAGCCTTTAGATCAAAGGTAGAAGAAAAATTAGGTAGATCTAGTATCTTTTAATCAGCTTCCTGTGGTGTGTTTCCTTCTGCTACCCATTTATCATATTCTATTCTATCTGCGTTGTTAGGATTGTTTGGTATATGAGATTGACTTCCATCTTCATTTACTCTCACAATTTGATCTGTGGGTACTTTATCAAATTTATGTTTTTTGTAAGTAATCATAATTCTGCATCCGCATCAAGTTCTGTGTAATGATTGCCAGCAACGCAACCAATTTCTACTGAAATCATATTATCAGTACTTCTATTATGAGAGCAACCCCCAAGAGAAGTGCTGTTCGAATTGTCAGCACTAGGATTATAAAAAGTTAATGTTGGTGCAGTTCTCATTTGGTTTTTAAAATGATAGCCACCATTATAACCAGATACTACAGCACAAAATATAGAATCACTATTACCTTGATTTCTATAGCGTTTTGTTCCGTAATTAAAACTCTTCCAAAAATAACGTCTGCATTTAACTAAAGTATCTCCAAAACTTTCGTGGTCATAGTCGGTAGATTCAGATCCTATTTCTAACTGACAGCCCGTAAGATACCATTCATTACTACCAGAGTCCCATAAGTTGACTTGGTTAGTGACTGCTTTATAACCTCCACCATTTGTCCAACTTGAGGTAGCAGAAGTTGTCACATCACTATGAGCGCATAACCACCAAGTTATATAAAAACCTATACTATTATCATCTTGTATAGCATCTGATGTATCAGGCGATATTGTTATTGTTTTCTTTTCCCAAGTATTTGCTGAACTTATTGTATATGAATATAAAACATATTTATCACTACTACCAGATTTGAGCTTAATTAATTGAACAGAATATGTACCAGTTCTAACTGAACGCACCCAAAAAGATAAAGTTAAAGTTTTTGCAGAACTTGTACCATAAGCGAGTCTTTGCAAATTTTGTCCTTCTATGCGTTGTTGAATACCAGCCATCTGACCAGAACTTGGTGTTTCTGTATTTCCTATCTCAACAAATAAACTTTTAGAAAATCCATGCTGAGTTGGCGCTGTACTTGATTGATGAATATGAGCAGAATCAGTATCAAATCCACCACTAAGTTGAACTCTCCATCTATCTAAAGTATAAATTGAAGAAGTAACAGGGTTATAGTAATCTAAGTTACCAGTACTACGTCTTTGATTAACTAGCATACTTCCATTAGTTAATAAATTCTTAGCGGAACTAGGTACAGTTTCAAAGCTAGGGTCTGCTCCGTCGTTTGCTCGTAAAAATTTACCATCATTATTGCTATCGCCATGCGGTAGTTTGGCTAGAGTTACTTGTTCGTCGCCTATTTTATTAGTTGTAACTGCTCCATTATTTATTACTCCTGTTACTACTGAATTGTTTGCTAGGACTCTATCATCTACAGAATTTGTTTGCAGCTTTGCATTAGTAACTGCTTCGCTGGCTAGTTCACTAGCTTCTATCTGATTCGCAGGGATTTTAGCTTTTGTTATAGCATCATCTTTGACGCCATCTGTTGATACTTTTGTTAGTGCCATGATTAATTAAGATGAAGTAATTTCAGATTCTCTTTGTGCTGCTGTCTTTACGACACCTAGAGAATAGGCTTGAGCGATTTGTGCATCTTCGCCTACTGCAATAGCAATACTATTTGCATTGCAATGTGCAGTATTTAAAGCAATAATTTCTTCCTTGGCTAACCTTGCTCTGTTTTTTGCAGCGTTTGTAATCCATTCGTCTATATCAACTGCTATATACTCCATAGACTTTTTTTCTGTGTCTGTGATTGTAATTGTGTAATCCATAGTTTGATGTGTTTAATACAAGTTTACGCTATTAATTGGAAAGTGACTTGTTTATGTTGACCGCCACTAACTGCTTTAAGTCTATTTACTTCTATTTCCAAATAATCATTAGCATTACAGCCAACGACTGCTTCTGAGCTAACAGAATGATTACCAGATTTAGTATATGCTTCGTTTATAGTACTACCATTTTTTCTCAATCTAACATTTGTAGCTGTGTTATCTTCTTCACTAGCTCTAAAATATATTCTATAAACACCATCAACAGGGCAAGTAAATCTACCATTAGAAGCATTAAAATGACTACCTTGGTTTATATGAGTTGAATTATAAAAATTACTCGAAGTTAAAACTTCATTACTAATATCTATTGCTGAGGTAGAAGTAAGGCTTGCTATAGGGAAATTAGTTTGAAGTTGATAACCAGTTACTTTTGATCCGTAACTTGTGGTTTCTAGCTTTTTAGTCCCATCGAAATATAACTCGACTTGTTCATCATCCCTACAAACAATAGAATCTTCCCCTGCTTTTGCTTGTAAATGTATATTACTGCTATGGTCAGATCCAACATTTGCTCTTATGTAAAGATGATCTTCTGCTGCACTATTACCATCAATATAATTATTACTTCCATCATGATAAATTTCTAAATCATCCCCATTTCCGCAACGGAATTTTCCATTATCGGGAACTGAAACAATATTATCTACATGAAGTCCTACGTTGGTTGTGTAAGCTTTCAATACGTTGTCGTAATATATCTCCACACTTCCATTTGGCTTGCAAGTAATACAATTCTCATTGTTATTTACTTGCATGAAAATAGTATCAACAGTTCGTATAACTATGTCATCGCCATCATTATCAATAAATAAATCATTAGTTATATTTTGAATATAGCTATCCGTTCCATTGTGATAAATTTGCAAATCTCCGATAGCACCCAATCTTAAACGATCATCTAAAGTGCTACCACTATCTCCAAAAGTAACATTAAAATTATTAATATCTAAATGACCGCCTAGCTGTGGCGATGTGTCATTTATTAGATCAGCAACTCCACTAGATAATTTAGATGCTATGACTGATCCGTTTTGTAGTTTTGCTGATGAAACTGTATTGTCGGCTGGCACTTGCAAAGCAACCGCTGAACCTATTTGTATAACGAATACCTCTGCTCCAGAAGGTAAGTTAGTACCAAATATAATTGTATTACTATCAACCATTGCAAAACCTTCTGAAGGTGCAGAAGTTCCTGTATTTGGTTTTTGTACAACACCATTAACGCTTACTAATAATTGTGCTGCATTGGTTACACTAGCTGCTGCTCCAGTATTACTGCCTTCTCTAAGATCATAAGAAGCAATGCTTCCATTAAATGTTGGAGATCCACTACCACCAGCAGGGCATAAAAATAAGAATTTAAAATCTCCGACAGATGTTACTTCTTTAAATGCATTAACAGTACTGTCATAGACTTTCATCTTGTCAGCTTGTTTATCGTAGATTAAATCTCCTTCATCATTATTAGAAGAAGGCTCTCCATCTGTTACTCGATACCTATTACCAAAATCGTTTATATCATTACTTAAGTTAAGTAAGTCAGCTTCTTTTAATGTTGCTTTATGGTAGTTATATACTTGACCAGAACCAGTAGAGCTAACCATTATTGCTACACCAGCATCAACAGTAGAGCTATTAAAGTTACTAGCAAAGTTATTTATGGTAACTGTAGTTCCGTTAGCAGTTCGGGCTGTCGCACTTGTACCATTGGCATCAACAACAAGACCTCCAGCGTCAGCAATACTTATAACAACACCTGATGCTGGTTGAGTATTTGGAAATGATTGGTCGTCAGCTATAACTTCCAATCCACCAATAGGTGCTAGTTGTGCAGCTACATAATCAACAACAGCACCAGATGTAGGAAATTTAGTGTCGTCATCAGATATAGTAGTCTGCTTTGCCATGCCATCTAACTGGTTTAGATCAGCAAGGTCAGACGTAAGAGCAGTACTGTCAGCTAATTTAGAAGCTGTACCAGATTGCATCCCTGCTAAAGTTACTAGCTCTGCATCTGCTAATTTATTATTGGTAACTGAGCTATTTGCTATTTCACTATTACCAACTGAATTCGCTGCAAGATGACTAGCATCTAAAGGACTTCCAGCTATAAGTGCTTTTATTTCTGATATTGTTTGGTCGGTAGTCGCATTTGCTTCAATGGCATTAAGCTTTGCAAGTAAAGCATCAGTAAAAGAATTTGTATTAGAGTTCGCTTCGTATGCTGTTTTTATCTCTGCATTTGTCTGATCTGCGGTAGCTCCACTCTCAATTCCATCCAATTTTGTACCATCAGCAGATACATCCCTTCCATCAACAGTTCCAGATGTAGCAATATTCTGACTACCAAAGTCAGGAGATATTTTAGTTCCATCTATAGCTGCACTTGCGTTTACGTCTGCATTAACAATAGTTCCATCTGCAATTTGTGTTGAAGAAATACTACCGACTCTTTCTAAAAACGCTTTTGTTACTGCATCTTGAGCATTGGTAGGATCTGCAACATTAATTATCGGCTTGCTTTGTGCGTCTTGTCCTTGCGGTGTATTTTGAATACCAAGAGCAGCTTCATCTTTCGCTTCTTGTATTCCATACAGTAACTGCAATACAGCAGTATCAAGGTCGCCAGCAGTTAAAGTAGAGCCATCGACAAAATCAACCAATGCATTTGTTAATGGTGTATCTCTAGTAATCTCAATTCCTACTCCGTTTTTAGGTGCTCCAGATGTTTCTTGTGTAGATGTAGCCGAACTTATAGTATCGAACTCAATGGTTGTATCATTTATAAAAGTAAAGCCAGTAACAGTTACATTATTAAGTGCAACAACTATATGATCTTTTTTTACATATGGAAAAGGTATGGTAAATTGCTTGGTTGATCCATTACCAGTAGCAGTAAATTGAGCAAAAGGCATAGCTAAGAATT